CAGGATGCAGAACTCGTTGATGACTGGCGTGAGTCGTCTACTGGAGATTGGATACTTACAGATGATGGACAAGTATGTAAAATATTGTATCGTGGAACCTTTAATAATGGCAATGAGTATGTACGTACCATTCTTGGTTCCTATCCTGTACGAGATGCAATTCAAATTACTGGTAAAATAGCTGATGATATTTATAGATTTACTAAATATACAACACATAGAAAACAAAGAATAGATGAGAAAAAACCTAATAGTCGTGAAATTGTGTTTGCAAAGTATGTTGCTAACGGAATGCCTCCAGAACAGGCATATCTTAGATTATATAAAACTAATGACCCACAATATTCAAAAACAGCATCAACAGCTTTATTAAAAACTACAAGGGTAAAGAAATTGATTACCGAAGAAACTAAAAAAATGCTTGGTGAAGTTGGTATTGACGAAGAATACCTTTTATCAAGAACTAAAGATATTATTGATAACTATGATGCTCGTGATTCTGATAAACTCAGAGCTCTTGAAATGATGATGAAAATAGCTGGTATGTTTCCAAATGATAAGAAAACTGAATCACTTACTGTATTTCAGGGATTTAGTAGAGAACAGTTGCAACAATTAGATAATGCTAGTATAAAGGCCATAGGTCATGCTGAAAAAGATATCTCATAGCGATATATCATTATATGTTATGCCTCTTTTTAATAGTCGTATTAAAAAATGTGAAGTATGTAATGAGAAATTAAATAATCATAAAAAAATGATTGTTTTTGATGCTAGGTCTCTGCCTATGGGATTTAGTTGCAAATATTGTAATTCTGTATATTTTGAAAATGATGAACTTGTTAATATTGGAAATCCAGATAAAGTAGATTTATATGGGGAAGCCTGATTTTAATAGTTTTTTTGAATCTTATTTAGATATTGACTATTGGGCAGAAGAATTAGAGGAAAAAGAATATGCATTACAAAGCCGTAGGGAAAAGCGTATACTTCAAAGAAAACAGAAAAGACAAATGGGAACTCAAGACAAAGACCATAAGCTCAATACACGCATTAACAATGGTAAAAAGATTAGAAATGGAACAAAATGAATGGCAGAAAAAAAAGAAATAGAAGATTTTAATATAGTTCCACCTCCATCTGAATCTAAAATCAATGATGAGATACTTCATAGGTCATTAAACGATTTAATATATTTTGGAAGAGCCTTTCTTCCTAAAGACTTTTTAAATAAAAGTGAATCTCCACCATTTCATTATACTGTAGCAGATAAACTTCTATCTACAGCACCAGCAGCACGTATTTGTAATATACTTCCTCGTGGATTTGGCAAGTCTATTCTTTCCAAAGCCGCTATTGTACATAAGATGTTGTTCTCTCCACAGGGAGACAGACTATTTATAGCTTGGGTTGCTGAAGAACAGGGACAGGCTATTGACCATATCAAGTATGTTAAGTCTCATTTTGAGTATAATGATAAAATTAAATACTACTTTGGCAATCTTGCTGGTGATGCTGTAGGTAATAGATGGACTGAAAAAGATATTGTTTCAGCCAAAGGAGATAGAATAATTGCAAAAGGAACAAGTCAGAGATTACGTGGTCGTACTGAGATTGATGTACGTTATACTGGTATTATTCTTGATGACTTCGAATCTGAGTTAAATACTAAAACACCTGAAAGACGGGATGAGATTAAGAAATGGATTGTATCTACTGTATATCCTGCTCTTGAAGAATCACCCGGTAGGGAAGGATGGATATGGTTAGCAGGTACTATTGTCCATTATGACTCATTTCTACAAATGATTGTTGATGGAGTTAAGAACGCTGAAAAAGAAGGTCGTAAATATCCTTGGGATGTTACATTCCATAAAGCTATTGAAGATGGGAAACCATTATGGCCTCAACAATTCCCATTATCTAAACTTGATACTAAGAAAAAAGAATTTATTGAAGCTGGTATGGTTAATAAGTTTGCTCAGGAGTATATGAATGATGCCCGTGATATTTCTGATGCATCTTTTAAGATTGATAGAATACAGAAACATAATCATACTTTTGTATCTAAAGATAAATTTGCATACCTTGAAGACGATGAAGGGAACTTTATTCCAATTAATGTGTATATAGGGGTTGATGTTGCTGCTACAGCTACAAAGAAATCTGATTTTCAGGTTATTATGGTAATTGGTATTGATAAAAATAAAAATAGGTATATATTGGAATACTTCCATGAAAGGATACCAACATTCGATGTTCCAGAGAAAATCATTGAATTGGCTAAGAAATATGCTCCAGTTAAAAGAGTTACTATAGAAACAGTAGCTGCTCAGGAAATGGTTCGTGATATGGTTACAAGAATAGCTACAAAAGATAGAAGACTGATACCCGGCATCTTTAAGGGAGTTAGGCCGCCAGCAGGAATTAAGAAGGAAGATAGATTAGAAACATCACTTGGCCATATTGTAACCTCAAAAAAATTGTATATTCGAAATAGAATGACAGAAATTGTTGATGAGTTCTTTGAACATCCATTTGCTAAACATGATGACCTTTTAGATGGATTATACTATGCTGATTATTATGCTAAGCCACCATTAAGCGGCAAAGTTGACAGGAAAGAAATAGATACACGTGGCAAATCTTCAAAATCCCGCAAAAAATATAACTGGTTTACTGGTGCAAGGGTTAGCTAAAAAAAGTTTATATTTGCTCTTGACAAGTATTATAATTGTTTATTAACTTGTAGAGCTTATATGCAAATACAAGAAGACCCAAGAGCAAAGACCACCAGAGAGCTATATCGTAGATATCGTGATGCCCGTTCAGATTGGGATACTGAGGCTAGAAAAGATATTGATTTTTTCTATGGCAACCACTTTAGCGATAATGAAGTTGATGAGTTAGAAAGCAGGAACCAAGCAGCTGTCCCAATGGACAGAGTTGGCCCGGCAGTTGAGAAACTGAAAGCTATGCTGACATCATCATCTCCAGCCTTTACAGTTATACCAAGAGAAGATTCAGATGTAAAGATTGCTAAGATGTGGAGGGTTATATTAAGTTATATTTGGGAAATCTCTGATGGTAATGCTCAACTCAAGGAAGCTATACATGACCATAGTTCGTCTGGACTAGGTTATTTGTATGCTTATATTGATACTGAGTCTGATTTTGGAAAAGGAGAAGTAAAATTTACCAGTATTAATCCATTCCGTATTTATGTTCCATCAACAAGTAGAGATAGATATTTTAAGGATGCTGATAATATTATACTATCTACAATTTTAACTGGTGAACAAATTGTAAGTATGTATCCTGAGATTGGGCCACAACAAAACCCTGAAACTGGAGAAATGGAAGAAGGGTTGTTAGAAAATATATCTGGTTATAGTGATGATGAAGATTATCCATCATCTCAACAAAGTAATCAACAAAAAACTTGGACTCCTGCTGAATCTAAAGATTTAGAAAACTCATATCAGGAAAAATATCAGGTATTAGAAAGATTTTATAAAACAAAAATTCCTTTTTATTTAATTGCAGATGTTAATAATCAGGAAGAAATGATATTAAATGAAGAAGAATTTCAGAAATTTCTTGAAGAGAATCCCGGTGTATTTGAGCGTGGACTTGTTCAATTTCAGGAAATTTTGCAGACCCGTATTGCGGTAGTGGCATCTGTTGGAGAAATTGTTTTATACGAAGCAGTTCTCAATACTGATATATATCCTATTGTACCACTTCCAAATATTTATAGTGGTACACCATATCCGAGGTCTGACATTTCTAGGGCGAGACCTATGCAACGACTATTGAATAAACTCTGGTCATTAGCTTTGTCTCATGCTCAGGCTTCTGCGGGTCTGAAATTAATTGTTCCAATAGGTAGTGTAGATGACATTAGTCAACTTGAACAGGATTGGTCAAATCCAAATGCTGTTATAGAAGTTGATAGTTCTCAAGGTGAACCACATTTTCCAGCTCCTACACCACTTGCTGGTGAATTTTATAAATTGATACAGTCATGTGAGTTCTATATAGACTTTACATTTGGATTACCAGAACTAATGCATGGATTTGCTGAGAAAGCTCCTGATACTGTACGTGGTACAGAAAGAATGCTGGCTCAGGGGGCTGAAAGACCTAAATCTAAATTGCGTGATATTGAGTTGGGGATTAGAAAACTCGGTCAAGTTATTTATGGATTGTCAAAAGGTCATTATACATTTAAAAAGATTTTTAGATTAGTTCAGGCAAATAATAATGTTAATGAAGTAATGGCTAATTACTATGATGATTATAGTGAAACTGTAATGGATATTCAAAAGGATAGGCATAATATTGGTCAACATGACGTTAGTATAGAACCGGGTTCTACTCTACCAACAAGTAAATGGACTGAGTATCAAGTATACGCAGAAGCATTCCAAATGGGATTAATAGATAGGACAGAAGTGATAAAGAAGAATCCAGAAATTTTTGATAAAGAAGGTCTTATTCAGAGAATGGGTGAGATTCAACAGTTGCAGGGTCAAGTCCAGCAACTTTCAGAACAAAACAAAGAATTGCAAGGAGACTTGCAAACAGCGCAAAGAGAGTCTGTATCTGACAGGAAACGGGTTGAAGTTGAGAAATTTAAATCCAAGCTTTCCGAGGTGCAGTCTGATGCGAAAGCCGATAGGCGAGTACAATCAAATAAACTTACTAGTGCGGTACAACTTGAAATGGAAAAATTGAAACCCCAAATTGAAGAATTTGGAGAAGGTATCGGTTCTATTCCTTAAATTTTAAGGATATCGCGAGGAGAAAGTTATGAGTGAAGTCAATATAGAAGGTCAAGTATTAGAAGATACTGGTTTTAGCGAAGAACTTGGATATGAAGATGTCCCTGTTGCTGACCATGGGGTTGCACAAAGTGAAACATATCAGGTAGATTGGGAAAATGAAACTCGGAAATTTCAGTCAATGTATGACAAACAGAAATCTGAGAACGATAAGATGAAACAGGATATGCAACATATAGCTAACAACATCAATCAGAGACAACCAGTTGTTGATAATACACCTTCATTGCCTGAGGATGAATTTAATCCTTGGGATGCGTATTATAAACCTGAATCAGCAAGCTACAAGTTTCGTCAAAAGAGGGAGCATGAAGTTGTGAATCAGGCAATCGGTAAACAAAACGCTCAAATGCAAGAGCAAATGCTGATTAATAATACAATGAATGATTTAAGAGGGGTTCATAAGATGACAGAATCAGAGGTTCGTGAATTTATGGAATGGTCAACTGACCCGGGTAGCAGCATGACGCTGGATACTCTAGTTGATGTTTTCAAGACACGTAATCAACAATCTGCCGTTTTGCCATCAGGTGAGCCAACTCCTAATTCATTCGAAGCGGTTAAGGCCGCACGAGAGGCTCCCCGTACTGCAGGAGTTCTACAGGGCCAAGAGGCCAATCAACCAAAGTCCGAAAAGGACGCAATGTGGGATTCCATAATGAAAGCGGGAAGCAGGAGTAATGTGTTATAAAAATAAACTAAGGAGTACTGAATATGGCAACATATAGTGCTGGCAGTTTATCGGCAAATGGCGCGAGGACTCCGGGTGCATCTAATACTGATTTTCACACAAGACGATTATTCGACTTTAGTGATAGGGTTGCAGAACTAGCCCCGGAAGAGTCTCCATTTTTCGTATATCTGTCTAAAGTAGCAAAAGTTCCTACTTCAGATTCACAGTTTCGATTTTTAGAAGATAGAACAAAAGTATCAATTACTGATAGAGCATTTCTAGCTCAAGCGGCTGTTACAGTTGCTGCTGCTGGAAGTTCAACATCAATAACATTTGATACATCAGGCGGGGCTAATGTCGCATGGCTTATTCCCGGTATGGTTGTTTCTATCGGTGAAGATGACGATACAGAAAACACAGGAGACCCCGAGTGGTGTACTGTTCGACTGGATAGTGTTGTTCAAACATCTTCTTCTGTAACAACAGTGTCAGCAACTACTATTGCTGCAGCTAGTGGTTCTACCACGGCTGTGGACAATAATACAAAGTGTACTGTTATCGGAACTGCATTTGAAGAGGGTTCTGGGGCTCCAGACGTATGGTCTCAAAAATTAGACCATGACTATGGATATACTCAGATTTTTAAAACAGCTTGTGAAATGAGCAATACAGCTCGTGCACAAGTTTATCGTGGATACGCTGACGAATGGCAACGTATCTGGAATCTTAAACTA